TATGTCAATAATACTTTTATTAAAATCATCTATATATGTTTCATTTTCCAATTTATAAATTCTATTCTTGAAACCTGATATTTCACTCTGTATATAATCTATCTTTGATGCATTTGTAAATTCTATAATGTTAGACACTGCATTCGGAGATGAACAATTGAGTAAATTCGTTTTTATACCTGTGTCTATAATTTCCTTTGTATCTCTATTATATCCTATAAACGTAGTTTCTTCTACAGTTTTTAAACGTATTGGTGATATATATGTAGAATTAGGTGTAATAGTATTTATGATATTATTACTTGCATTTAATACAATTGAATTTTCACCCTGTGTATTATTAGTATACTGCCCAACTCTAATTTTTGTAGATTTAATATTTAGAAATTGTTGACCCATTTAAGATAGATGTGTATTTTAATTTGCATAAACGATACCAGCCATACCATTTTCAATACGAAGTATATTATAGTTAACCGCGTACACGGGATGATCAATTGTATCAGACTTGCTTATAATTTTAATTGAATTTAATCTACTGAAATTAAGTGTCCCTGATGGCTGAATAGAATTCGTCGATAAGCAAAAACAGTACAAGAAAAAATCAGGGGACGTAACAGCGTTGGTATGGTAATAGTTCGATATATCCATAAAATGAGGGCGTCCAGTTTTAAAATTACTCAAATCTAAACCATTTATTTCAATCTTTATTTTATTGGTTGTTGATGTTAATGCCCCTTCGGTCGTTGTATCCGAAGACGCAATATATTTGACTGGGTGGTTGAACATAAGTTCTTGAACAACTTCTTTTGAAGGAACACTTTTCTGAACTTGTGTAATAAGTAAATCGTGTTTCCTGGATACTAAATTACCTCGTTCTTCATTATCAAGGTAATAATAATTTGAATGAAACTGAAAATTATAGGTAGATACACCTGGCCCCCAATGTATACGTAATTCGACGTTATGGTACTGTAAAGCCACTATGGGTAAAGCATATTGTGGACTTTCACAGAAAAAGAATCGTAGTGGATAAAAATATGATTCACCACTAGTACCTGGATGTACACCTAAAGCCGAATTAGATACATTTTTCGCCATTGTATCTATAGCTATTTTTTCTGTAAAAATAGAATCCTGTGTATCTATTAATTGACCACCAATAAAAAGTTCTACTTTATCAATGAAATTAGACCAATCATTTGTAGATGTTGCTCTATTAGCAGCATCATACACACTAATATAACTGTATCCTAACATATCGCCTGTTCGATCAAAACGAATAGATGACATAGAATTCGCTTTCACATCTCCCTGAATAGTTTGTTCTTCAATAGATTGTGAAAAGTTAGAATGTCGTTTAAACGTTGACGTAAAAAAAGATATTTCTGGTTCTCCCATAATGTGTTCGTCTTGAGCACCAATTGCTATAAGTTGAACAATACCAGATGACATTTATAATAAGAAAAGGTTAAAAATACAAGTGTACAACGCCCTGACATAATTAATGGGCTAAATTTCTTTTTTTGCAAATGAATCTAAATATTAAACAGGTTTCTTGTGAACCCCCTGAATACACTGCCGCGGCTCCTGTTTCCTTTAATACGTCTACAGTTATTCTATCGAGTTTACGAATTGGGTTATAATATTGTTGAATAACTTGGTATTCATTTTTAAAAACGAGTCGAGATGTCCCGTCTGTTACGAGGGTTCCGAAAACACCGTTAATCATATTATCACCACCCGTTTCGAGATCTGTTTTTCCTCTTTGAGAAAAAATAGTTCTTAACTCATCAATTTTAAGATGAATGAAATTACTCGCATCGTGACCATTAATATGGGCCGCCATTAATTGAACCTGGACTATATTTTCAAGTGGTGTTGGGAAGTACGAGGTAAATTTTTGCTTTGAAGAATCATCAACGGTATCAACTATGACTGTATGATACTCGTGTTCGAAATCGGGTAAAGTGGATTGGCTAGTCACTAAAGCCATTTATATATACTGGAGATTTTACTTCATCTTATACCCCGCTTGTTCCCGAACAAGTTTTTGTCCGTCACATACACCACCTTTACTGTCGGAGTAGTAGGCACTACTCAAACATTCTTCGGTCGATGGAACATCGAAAAGCGAACCCGTATTGACGGTTTCTATTTCGACTTCTTTGCCCTGGTACCCACTGGTACTGAACATTGTGAGAACACACAATACTGTGATGATGATGACGATAGCCTTGATCGTATTTCTATTGGTAGCGTTAAGTTTCATTTATAATGAAACAACATTTTTTATAAAGTGCGTTAAAGAGATTAGAATAGTTTCAATATAAAGAGTAATAGTAATAGTAATGGACGGTGAAATTATTCTTGATCGTAAAAATACGAATGTTATGAAACTTGATGATAATGAACAGGCCCTGATGAACGAAATTGAAATTGATGTTCCTCGACGTCAGCCTGTGAAAAAACAAATTTCTCAAATGAAAACACAGTTTACAGCGCCACAACCCCAGGTTTTCCAGGAAGATATTGACTCATTTGCTAACCCAAATAAACAAGCACAACCATCTGTACCTCCACCAGAAGCACCCGTTGATTATCACGAATACGACGATGAACCCGATATGGACTACGGAGGTGGGGGAGGTGGATATATGATGGAAGAAGAGGAAGAAAAACCATCACCAGGGTTTAAGACGGTCGACGAAGAGAAAGCGGATCTCGTGAACAAACTCGGACGTTTGGAAAAAAAGGGGTTTACTGTGAACAAGCGTTTGAATGCTTATTCCCCTGTAGACGAACTTAGAAACGAAGTAAAACGAATAACATATAGTATAGATGTAGACAAATCAGTTAAGTTTTCGAGACGCATGCTTATTGCGTGTACGACAGGCCTTGAGTTTATGAATAAGAAATATAACCCATTCGAGATCCAACTTGACGGGTGGTCTGAAAACGTCATGGAAAACGTCGACGATTACGATGAAGTATTTGAAGAATTATACGTGAAATATAGATCTAAAATGCACGTCGCCCCAGAAATCAAATTGATTATGATGCTGGGTGGGTCAGCGATGATGTTTCATTTGACGAATAGTATGTTCAAATCGGTCATGCCAAACATGAATGATGTGATTAAACAGAATCCAGGGTTGGTTCAAAACATGATGTCTGCGGTACAAAATACAGTACCAAAATCACAACAAGGTTCCGAACCTTCAAGTGATGGTAAACACGAAATGCAAGGTCCAGGGTTTGATATTTCCAGTCTCATGGGTAACATTATGATGCCACCAACACCGCCCATGAACACGACGAGTATTCCAGCACAAGAACCAATTATCGTAGACGGTGACGAAGATGATGATATTTCTGATATTGCCGAAGCACCAACACCAGGTGATGTCGAAGGAGGGGGTGATGGGGAATTGCGTGAAGTTAAAGTTACCCAGACCAAAGCTAAACGAGGGAAAAAGAAAAAATCAGTCGAAATTAATTTGTAAAATATAGTATATGATAGGGTATTGTCCATTAGACGAAGATCCTATTGAAAGGCCGAGACCTTCACGAGAAGTATCAGTCCCAGTCCAGGAGAAACGTAAAAATTCTACTGGTAGAGGAGAAGATACGGAGTGTAATTATGTTGTTTTGTTCTTTATTGCGGGTGTTATCGCCTTAGCAATCATGGACACACTCCCATCACGAAAGTAAGTAAACAAAACTTTCTACCATTCTGACATTTTCCAGAATGGTAAATTAATTGTTTTCGAGTGCGATAACACGCGCTAATAGATTAGCGACTTGCGTTTCTAACGTCGAAACTTTATCTTTTTCAGCCTGTAACTGTTTATTTACTTCCTGTAAAGCCGCAGTTGAAACTGCCCATATAGCATCTTTATTTAAATAATGAAAATCATTTACTTGTTCCCCCTTTATAAAAGCGTTCGTGACATTACTAAAATCACCTGTATTTTCTATTGTTATAACATTATTTTCCGAAAACGAAAGTACATTACACTTTAAATCTTTATCCTCATCTGTAATAATGTTTATAACAGATGTATTTGATAAACTTAATTCTTCTACAGATGATTCTAAAGTCAATT